CGTTATTGTGGACCCGCCGTAATCAGCGCCGTAACAGGAATGAATACTGGCGAAGCCGCAAGACTTATCAGATCAGTCAGTGGACAACGAGCCGTAAAAGGAGCGCATACCACTCACGTTCGACGGGCCATGAAACTTTGCGGCATTTCCAGCTACATCGTATACATACCGCTTGAACGAAAACCAACGCTGGCTCAATGGTTGAAAAATTCCAAAGAACGACGGACCACGGGACGCGTATACCTCGTAATCGCCGGAAATCACTTCCAACTAATCGAAGGCAGACGGTACGTTTGCGGACGAACACGAGACATCGTGAGCATCAAAGATCAACAGGTCAAACGTCGATGCCGCGTCGAAGAGGTGTATGAACTATGCGACGAAGAAAAAATCACAATACCAGAACAAGCGCGTAAACCTAAACGGACCGCAGATCAACACAGACCCTTCGTCAACAAGATGAAAACAAAATATGGGTTTGAAGTCGATTACGAAAAATGGAACCAAACCTACTGGGTATCCATGCCACAACACGCAGAAGACTTAGCGTGGGACATCGATCACGAACTCAGAGATGAACACGGATGCTACGATCTGCAAGAAGTCGCAGGGAGAATGGAACGAATGGCAGAGTTCATGGAAGAGTATTGTGTAGAATAAACAACAACTTATGGAACACGGACCGCGGGGCTTCAGTAAAATGAGGCCCCGTTACTTTTTTAGCTACTTATATATATAGGCTGGAAAAAATAAAAAATAAAAAAAACTTTTTAAAGGCGGAACCAGTGTAACTTATGTAACTTGGTATATAAGCACTTAGAAAACAAACAATAATCTTGGCACATATTTGGTTACATATATAGGGTTTAACTATTTAATAATATGTAACCAAGGATTATACCTTATGGGGGGTCGCGACGTTTTTTTTAAAAAAGATTTTTCTGGCATATATAATAGTAACGGTATTATAACGAGATAGGATAGTTAACCCTGTTGAGGAACCGTGACAAAGATCAAAAGAAATCCCGCAAAGATTAAGACGAAGTACGGAAGCATTCCTGCTCCTCTTAAAATTCCCCATCGTCCCAAACCTAAGAAGAACCCTTTGGCTACCGGAGAACGGCCCGATGCTCGTGGGCAGAAACGAATGTCCGTAAATAAACGTCTCACACGTAAACAAGAGCTTTTTGTAAAAGAGCTTGTGAGTAACGACGGCCTCATTACTTTCAAGGAAGCTGCTATAAGAGCGGGCTACCCAGAAAGTTCTGCACATTCCAGAGCGTATGAACTAACCAATCAACATCGATGCCCTCATGTCGTTGCGGCTATCAAGTCTTACCGCGCAGAACTCGATGCTAAGTTCGATGTAAACTATGGGCGTCACGTCAGAGACCTCCAGCGTATCCGTGATCTTGCTTTGGAGAACGGGGCCTATTCGGCCGCCGTCCAAGCCGAGTATCGAAGAGGCCAAGCGCAAGGCGACATCTATGTTAATAAGTCGGAGATACGACACGGCAGTATCGACAGTATGAGCAAAGAAGAAGTTTTGAAAGCTTTAGACGATTTACGAGAAACCTATGACGCAAACACTATCGACGTTACCCCAACCGAAGATGCCGAACGAGGCGGGCCTTTACAGACAATTGAAAGCAGCATCGAAGACGCGGAGAGCGTGGAGCTTAACGAGGATTGAGAACTGGGCGGGTCAGGGTATTCCTGATCTTTTGATCTGTGACGAAAAGGGCGAGTTTCATTTTGTTGAATTAAAGTTCTGTAAAGCAAACGCCGTCAAGTTAAGTCCCCATCAAGTCGCTTGGCTAACGAGGCACAGAGAGAGCAGTAGCTGGATTCTGGCTAAGAGACAGCCTAAACCAGACGCAAAGCCCTCCCTGCACCTCTACAGCGCCTCCCAGGCCCTATCTGTTGCGGCGGACGGCCTAAAAACCCCGTCAGTATTCAGTTGTGAGCACCCTTTTGATTGGAACGAAGTTTTCCGCTTGATATCTCCCATATAGTCGCATACTATAAAAAGCGTTAACAGAATGGAGAATGTGCTATGAAAATTGTTAAGTTAACTTGGTTCGTTGAAGAGTGGAACGCATATACTTATGCGTGGTCTTATGATGAGGAAGCTACTGAAGAAACTTTCCATCAGAAATGCCTGATCGAAATTCAAAAGGGGAAGCATTACGATGATGTAGAATGGGGCGTGGGCGATCCCCCTTTCCCTCACGCTGATGAAGATTTTTGGCCCGACGGTTCAGAGATCAATGGCCGATTAATGTGGGAGTTTCCCACTGCGGAAAGCCCTGATGCCGCCGTGCTTAGAAAATGGGCGGAAATGTTTAAGACCCGTATGCTAGACGCGGGAGAAACGTCTGGCTTAATAGTGGACCTATTAGAGGATAAGGCCCACGATTTAGAAAAGGATAAAAAATGAAAAAAAACAGAGCGCAGAGACGCGCAGAAAAATCCAAGAAACCTTTTGCAAAACGCACTATGAAGGCTAAAAAAATTAGAGTCCAAGTAACGAGGGATTCCTGATGTTTATATTTACTTGGATTGGCCGCCTTTTATATGGTTCAGATTACGACGAATTGAGCCGACAAGCGAACAGGCGAAAACCTCGACGCAAGAAACGATAATAAATTACCCGCTTTACAGGCGGGTTTTTTTATGTGTAGTATATGGGACAAATCGCTTATTGGAGAATGTAGCAATGCTTTACGAAAAGAATATACTTCATTATGGCACTTGGGCTTTATTTGCAGACGAATTTCATTTGTGCACATATTCGTACAAACAAAACGCGGAAAACGCTGCAAACGGCTTAACATTGCACGATAAAGAAAACGGGCGCGACACCGTTTATACTATTAAAGAAATCCCCTTTATTAATAGGAACGAGGCTTAAACAATGCTTAGAACTGTTGAACTATCGCGGGCAAAGAAAACCGCCGGAATAGCTGTCACATATAGAGCGGGCAAAGGTAACAATTTTGGAACGTGCCCTAGCAATTGTGAATTGAACGATAGCGGGCAAGGCGCGGATAACATCGACCCAGATTATCTTGACGCCCTTTTGAACGCTAAACCAAAAAAGGGATTGTCCTTCACGTATTCACATTTTCATTATCACGGCTGGATTGATAAAATGCGGGAGGTAGGAAAAACGGTGATCAATTGGTCCGCCCCTGATCCTGTTTTTGCTGGAGCATTTTCTGCCATGCACAAGGTCCCGACAGTAACAGTGTTAAGAGAGAAACACTGGGAAAAGCTAGGCAAGAAATCTTTTGAAACTTGCGAGGGAACAAAGATCGTTCGATGCCCTGCCGAATATCGCAATATTGGTTGTAATAGTTGCGGCAACGGTGAGCCACTTTGTGCCCGCATGGACCGTGATTTTATTGTCGGCTTTACGGCGCACGGTCCCAATAAACGCAAGGCGGCCGATGAACAGACGCAAGGCGGGTGCTATGCAAATCAGGGTAATTGCCGGATATGGTGGAACGATACGGCGGCCGGAGATCAAGAAGAGACCGACGGCGAAAAGTTAACGCGTTTTGTTTCTGGACTTTCCCCGCGGGCAATTATCCGGCACCACGTCGCGGGAGACATTGGAACGGATTAAAACTTTAAGCTTGCAGTATATGCGAGTATATGCGAGAAAGGGCGGGGGCGGCTCCCGCCCTTTAACATTTTGGAGAATGTAAAATGGAAAATAACAAAGGAACACTGACGGCATTGTTGCAAAAGGTCCAAGATCAAAGCGCAAGAAAGGCGGACTTTTTAGCTAGCACAGCGGACTTGCAGAAAACAACCGACGCAGAAACCGGAAACGCTCAAATCGTTATTGAGCAAAACCGCGGAGAACCTACCCGCATTCTAGACGTTAACGACCACGCATTCGGTCAGATGTCGAACAACATAGGAATAGACGTGAAAACAGCCAAGCGCCTGCAAGATGTTATTCCCGCCGAGTTCGACGCGGTAGTTAATAAGCTTTGGACAAAGGACCCTAAGACAAGAATGTTGCGGGCACATATGGAAAACGAAGAAACGGGAACGGCACGGGCCATTGTTTCTGACAAGTTCAAGACATTCGATAATGTTAATCTACTTGAAAGCGCTTTGCCGCAATTGATGGAAAGCGATGCACAATGGCAAGTTGTGAACGGCGACATTTCAGAAAAACGCTTGTATTTACGCTTGAAGAGTAACGAGCAGCAAGGAACAGGTGCAGCAGTTGGTGACGTTATGGCAAACGGCATTGGCTTTTCAAATAGTGAAGTAGGCGCGGGCAGTGTTTCCGCTTACCAAATGTTTTGGACTTGGCTTGCTTAAACGGGATGCAAAGCGAGAAAAAAAGCCGCTGGTCTCACATTACGAGCGCCCGCGACAGTGACCAATGGGGAATGCTAACGGACGAAGCAAAAGACGCGGACAACAACGCCCTTAAGTTAAAATTGCGCGATATTATCGGCTCATATGCTAGCCGCGATGCGTTCGACCAAGCCCTTGAAAAAATGCGGGCGGCATCTGGAGACATTATTGAGGGTGAATATACCGCTCAAGACACCGTAAATAATCTGGGTCGCGTTATGCAGTTGACCAAGAAAGAAACGTCGAGCGTTCTTGAAGGTCTAATGAAAACGCTAGGTCAAGAGGGATACGCTGGAAACCCTCTTAGCCGTGCCACTATGGTTAACGCCGTGACGGCGGCGGCCAATAGGTCCGAACTAGACGACGTAGACATGTGGCAGAAACGCGGCGGCGACGTGCTCAATATGTCATCGAGGGATTGGCAACGCGTGGCCGCCTAGACTTTCCTGATATCGACCATCGA